GAATATAGCTGTTTCCATCTTCAATGATAATTTGTGAAACTTTTGGTTGAGCATACTTGTAACTAGACTTGATAATGTCGCCTTCGTAGATATCCTTGCCGTTCACGTCTTTCAGGCCGGTAAACTGCTCCAATTTATAATTGCCTGGATCATCCTCATATTTCATTTCGCCTGAATCATTAATATCCCACCAAATATGTGAACCATCCAGGCTCATTACTGCGTTAATTTCATTTATATATTCAGAATCGATCTGATTCCACGCTCTAAACTTAATCATCGTCGCCATCCCCTATCAAATCATCTAGTTCATTAATGGCCTGTTGAACACCAGCAGCCTCACTTTTAAGCTCAAACATCAAACACTGGTTGCGGTCCCTCGCCAATCTCCTACGCAACTCTTTCATTCCACTATTCATTTGCCGGTGCTTCCGTTTAATCGTTGAACGCTTCTTAGTGTGTTTAGGCATAACTCACAATCCTTCCGGTACGCGCTCTTTAATGTACGTGTCAAACTGTCGTTCAATTTCATGACTCTTTCTGGCTAACTGATCCACTGTTTTAATGTGCTCACTACCAGTACGGATTAAATACCCACGAAGCCAGTGCAATGCGTCCTCGACGTTTTTACAGTGTGCTAAGGGTGCTTCTACCAGCCGATTAATACCAGACTTTTCATCGTAGCTAGTTACCGGATGACCATGGCTGTCTAATGACATCCTGTTAACCTTAACTTCGTATTTGTCACTAGTCAGATGATACTGGTCAATTTTCATATCAATCATGTTTATTCGTCCTCCGTGATTTCATCTATTTCTACTCTAGGATTTCGTTTATCAACGGCAAATTCGTCCTGGAATCCTGTGATGTGCTTTCGATTGTCGTTGCCTAAAAGCCCAGCCTTCATAAAGCCGTCCAGCACAAACTTTTTAGCAAACGCGATATTATCCGCATCTTTCCGGTTGTTCTTCGTGTACCACGTAAATTTAAGCTTGCAAGGCCAGCTGAATTCGACTCCAGAATTTCGACTAGCCCGCGCATATACACTACATAAGGCCGTGTACCGCTTCTTTAGGTTAGCTGCGGCGTATCTGTTGGCCCGTTCAACCTTGATGTACTCATTTAAGCTAGGCAGTTCGCCCTTAATCACGACTTTGTTCATACTTTCGGCACCCGGCTAATGTAGTAGCCATTAACAATCCCGTTAGACATACTGGCCTGTCTAATCGAGAACTCTGGGGCGCCAATCCTTTTACATAATCGTGCCAGTGTTTGATAGGCGATCACTTCATCAGGATTGTTATACTTCTCAGCACGCCAGTAATCGTTAGTCAGTGGCAGGCTGTATTTATGGACTAAATCCTTTACCCGATTTAATTCCATTGCCGTACTATCAGCTAGTTCTCTAAGTGTATGTTTGCCATGCTTATGTGCTTGCCGAATGGCTCTGACATCCTCACGTTCGCCCTGCTTCGAGTCTATTTTCATACTGGCTAGGTAGGCTTCATCACTGCGTACCTTAGTCCCAGGTTTCACCAGTCTAACTGGGAACGGCCATACGCCAGATTTGTAGTTATGCTGTGCGAGCTTAAACATTTCCGGTTCCGGCCCGATTGCTAGTGGATGATTAATATCGGGTAGATCAGCATTAATTACTAGCACCTGTTTCGCTTCTAGCTTATGAATTACTTCTAGTTCTTTAGGCCAATTTTTGCTTGCCACAGGCTAACTTCCTTTCAAGCTCCTGTTTGTAATGATCATGTATCTTATTCGTACAATTCGGGCATGGACAAAATGTGAAACCATAACTCCCAAGTGGTTGCTGAACAACTTTACTACCATGACATAATTCACAACTCATACACTTCTGACTCCTTCCATGTTGTCAAACAGCAATTGACAGCTAGTATCCTTGGTATATAAGCGATCAATTGTCTGACCACTATACATGTTTTCTAACTGGCTTCGTGTATTGTTGGTAGTGATAATCGTTGCTAATTTGCCATCATTAATGTTAAGGTTCCATCTGGCATTGGCAACGTCATACATCAACGTACGTAAATCTTTGTGCACTGGCTTGTATAACCCTTTTTCAGTTGGCTTACCACCTTCAGTACCAAAGTCATCTAGCACCAACACGTCGACTTTTTTCATGTCCTTTAGAACATAGTTTAAGCGTTCTCTGACATCTGGCGCATCGTATTTCTCGTTGACCAGCCGTAGCAGCTCAGCTGTTGAAACAAACATCGCTGTTTGGCCTACACCCATTAACTGATACATAATTGCCAGTGCTAATGATGTTTTGCCAACACCTGGGCCACCTGCCAGCGCTACGTTGAACTGGTTAGTCTCTAATTGCCTAGCTAACTTAAATGCTTGATTGCCAAGCTCTCTAGCTTTAGCTTGATTAGGCTGTTTATCAACCTGCCAATCATTAAAGCTAAATCGTAGTGGCACACCTCCGGACCAAACTGACATGTGATAGTAATACCGTTTCCGATTAGCAATTACGCCCGCATTCGCCCGATCAATCGTTTGATGATCCAGTTCCTCTTTGGTTGGCAACTTAGTCGTGTCAATGCCTCTAGCCGCTACTACTTTTTGAATCGTGGCTTGGTTGAATAGCTTTGTTACGTTTTCCATTAGCCAAACCAGTCCTCTCGTGTTTGTGGTGCAACATTAGTCGGGCGATCCCGTTCAGCCTGACCAATGAGCGTGTCATACTGCTTGCGTAACTTTCCTGCCGATAAAATGTTTGCTTGCCAGAATGAATTATCTTGTGACCAATCTACAAGCCAATCTAATTTTTCATAATCACGATGATCACGTTCATGAGCTAGACGGATGTCATTAGCCCATTTTTGTAAGTTTGGTTCTTTAAAGTCAGGTTGCCGTTGTTTAATTCTGGTCAATAAATGACTAGCAATTTTGTATGGCTGAGAAGACGGGTCATAATTTGGCTTTGCCAAATGGTGACTATCTTTATTTACCTTACCTTTACTAACCTTACCTAACCTAACCTTACCTAACCTATGCGGTCCATTGCCCGTCCATTGGTTGTCCATTGGACGTCCAGTGACTTTACCCGTGTCAGCACGTGGCTTGGGCTCAGTCAATTCTAGGTTTGGCAAGATTTCTAATAGCAAGTCCTTATATATCGAATCCACTTTTCTATCCGCTCTAATTCGATTATTTTCGTTCCAATCCGTGATATAGGCAACTAAGTCATCGTTTAAAACATTTACAAAATTCTTAGCTACTAGTATTCGCAAATCGTCCTCAACTGCACCAGTTTGCCGCATAACTGAGAACGCTTCTACAACACCATCATCATCCGCATGTAACCCCAAATGGAAATAGAGTGCCTGACTGCTCAACGGCATCTTTAAAAATTTAGCGCTATCAGTAATACGGTTACTAAACATTCTTCTCTGTGCCATCTCTTAATCCTCCCTTGTTTACTAGTAGGCATTCCACCTACCCGGTGTATTAGTCACTGCTGTATTTACCTTTCAAGCCAATTCGTTTTAACGTTTCTTTATCTAGTTTTATGCCATCTACCGGAACGTGGTATTTTGCACTAAATGCCACGGAGCCAATTTGTTCAATCTCGCTGTGATGGACTCGACACAATGCCATAACGTGCCGTTTGGTGTGGTCAACGTGTGTTCTGTTCAAGCCAGCTCCGATAACGTCTACATGATGGATATCAGCACGATTACCACAGATCATGCAAACTCGGTGGCGACAACATTGAAACAGGTAATACTCTTGCTCACGTGGCAATAGTTTATAGCCTTCCTTGAACGGTACGTGCCACTCAAACATGAAGTCGATAACTAGGTCGAGTAACTGGTTAGCATCGCTCACAGACGATTCTGTGGTGTCTGACAGGCTAATCTGCTTGCCAAACGTATATGACTCATACTGCAAATAAAACAAGTTTTTCAAGAAGTCTGTCGGCATGCCTGACCACGTATAGATGTCACTAAGCAACGCGAAGAATAAGCGTCGCTGTTGTGGCCTAGCTTTACGTGTGTCAGCTATTTCCCAATCCACATAAAATTGGCTGTGGGAGCCGCTAACGGTCTCTATATGGTCTAAATTAGGCTTCTCATCTAACCGTGTAACCAAATAGTATTGACCATCCTGCTCAATTAACTGCGCTCGTGACTGTTGCATCTAGTCACCCCAATGTTTGGAAGCTTTGTTTAATAACCAGTTTAAATTAGAAGGGCGATCCGTCTGGAATTGGGGGAAAACCACCGCCATGGTAACTATTAGCTGATTGACTACTATATCCTGGGGCTTGCGTATTACCAGCATTACTACTTGCTGGAGTGCTGAATCCATTCCCCTGTTGGCTATTAGTCGTCGTGCCAAAACCACCACTTGTGCTTTTGTGATTGCCAAAGCCACTATTTCCTGTATTGCTACTGCCTGCTGGCCGCTTAACACCATTCGGTTTACTACCATCCTGCATAAACGGCTCGTAGCTTTTAACCGCTAAATAGGCTTTTCCGTTTGAACCAGTATCCCAATCAACCGTGATTGCCAATTGATGCCCTACTGCTTGACTGACAAACTGTTCAATTGAATCAAATGCTGTGCCATTACTTGCACCTAAAGCTACTGCAATGGTGTTAAAGCGTTTAGCGGATAACTTAGCTTTGTCCTCCGAAGTACTGTCCCAGACCTCATTGTCAAACCGGATTAGACCACCTTTGTATGGGCCGTCTAAAACCTCATAGTCAAAGATCGCCATGGGCTTGCCAGCCTCTTTGGTTTTCGTGTATTGTGAACTAGACGCGATAACCACATTATATTTGCCTGCTTCTTCGACAGTTTGTCCGAAAGTGTTATTTGAATCTACTGTAAAAAGTGCCATTTTATTTTGCTCCTTTAGTTATTTGGATTAGTTCATTCGCTTTAATCAATTTGCGATTATCAATTCGGTTCTTGGCGTGATTCCCCTTTTCGGGATCTAAATCAATCATGCGTTCGCCACCCGTCAAATAGATCTGGCCAACGAGGTCAAACATACTAGTAAACGCATTGAACGTCTTTTCGTTCATGTCAGCTTGGTATCTACCTTCACCACTAATACCTGACGAACCATTGTCAAGTTGATGAGCAGTAGCATATACGGACTTGCCACTTTCTTTCAAAATCGTACCGAGATCTCTAAACCACAATTGTAATTTTTGATAATTCTGGCGATTGTCCTTTGCGGCATTATCAATATTTTCCAATACCAAGTTTTGAAGTGCTGTGATATTGTCTAATACAATCACCTGATACTTAGCATCTGAAATTCCTTGCATGACATATTGTTCAACCATTGCCTGGATATTCGGCATATCACGATGTTCAAAGATAATAACATCGACGTCCTTATCACCGATCAAGACATTACTCGACATATCGAAGCTGAACAACAACTTGTGGCCTACAAACTGTTTCACTACACTGGTCTTACCGGTACCACCATCACCATATATGAAGTACATATTGGGTATCACCGGAATGTTTCCGTCCGCATAAAACTTCATTTTGCCTCCTACAAACTAAACTTAACGGATTCACTGGCTGGCTTCTCAGTTACACCATCAACAATCTGTCCATCTTCAAGCACGAATTTTCCATTAATAATCGTTCCGGACTTCTTTAAATCAGTTTTTTTGATGGTTTCCTTGGTTTTAATAAGTTCTTTAATTCCTTGGTCTCGTAATGACTTTAGTACCTTTGTTTCATCATAATTCAGACCTGCCGGTGTCTTACGAGTCGTTACTTTTCCATGTGGAGTATCGATTTTGAATTTACTGTCATGCTGACGTTCACGATATAGATAATCCTTCAGCAATCCGTGGAAATATTCTCGACTAGATTCATTTTCAGTAAGTTTTCGATCCCGCCAAGCAATTGTTTGATCAATATCTGCTTGTGCTGCTTCTTTGACTTCCTGATCATGTTTCTCGATCGCTTGTAGCTTACGCATCGCCCAGTCAGCAGACTGTAGCGAATTAATTTGAAAGCCTTCCTGTTCACGATCATTAACCGTTTTTAGCTCTTCTTTAAGCAATTCATTGATCATCAAATTAACCCCCGCAATTCGTTCAATTCTGTTTCACTCTTATCCAACATCTTGTACAACTTGGTCAGCGATTCGCCATCACTGATCCAAACACTGTTGATAACATGCTTTAGAAACTTGATGTGATTGTTCACGATTTCTTCCATAACTACCGTCCTCGCTTTCTTAGCACTTGCAAACGAGACTGCTTTGGAATAAAGTAGATGTTGGTATTGAGCATCTCTTCCATTAGTCCATCGTTAGCCGTTACTAGCGATGGCTTTTTTTGCACTCGTTTCCACTCGTGGAGTGGTAAAATTGATGCTTTTTGCATGATCATTCCTCCATTTCTAATGCTTCTTGCCATTCTTCAAACGGCTTATGGCTAACCTTACTCATTCGTATCTTCCTCACTATCATTCACAAAATATTTACCGTAGTATTTCAAGAACCATGCTTTCTTCGCCTCCAAAGACTTCACTTCGGATGTTTTTGACTCGATTTGCTGATTGAGCGAACCTACTACAGTGTCTCGATCAAAGTCCGCTTCGTACTTATTTGATGGTAGTAACTCGAAGTCATCACTTTTTGAATTGATATTCACAAATTCAATGGTTGCGCCACTGTAATCATTCTTAAAGTAAGCAACTTGAATAGTCGGCAATTCTTTAAAGTTATAGAATCCCAGAATCACACCAGTGTAAATTTGCGATGAACTATACTGCTTGTCTAACAACCGAACATTGTCACCAACTTTGAAAGTATCAATACGCTTAGCAGTGTCCATGTCAACCTCGAATTTAACACCATTAATTTCTACTGTTTCTTTACTCATATCGTTTCCTCCTTAAATTCCAAACCAGTTTCTAATCTCACGACGCTTGTACCATACGGATGTCAACGCCCAAGTTAATACCGCTACTTCTACCATGGCAATTCCTCCCAATGAGATTCCAAAAAGTCAGCCATCACGCTAGCCTTAAACTTCCAGGCGCTACCGCGTCCCTTGTGAATTATTTGACCTTGTTGCTCCATTCTGCCAATCTGTCGGCTGTATTTTGGATTTTCAATAATATTTTCTTTAATCCATTTAATCGATTTGTTTCCACACCGGTCACGTAAATCGTCCATTATCCAGGATCGCCCCAACAAGGATTGATCCAGCAATTTGTTATACGCCTCTTTATCAACTAATACGTATTGGTCCATGTTTTTAACGTGCATCGGAACTGCTGCCACTTTTAATGCTTGCATAATAGAGTCTCCTTTCTAATTTCATATTGCTAGTCCTTCCATGCTGGCTTAGTTGTATACTTGACTTATTCCAATTAATCGAGGTGATAAAATAATGGAAATTAAAATTAATACTCCAAAAGAAATGCCCAAGGATTTCAAAGTAATTGAGCAACGTGCTGATTTCATCAAGGCACGTGCTGAATACTCCAATGGGTTAATCCTAATCACTGAGCAAACCGCTGGGGAAACAACGCTTCACTCTAATTTCAATTGGATTAAACAGGCAGACGGATCCTTCACACCTAATTACGATTCTCCAAATAACAATTTTCAGGATCAGAACTAGTAATTTATCCTTTCGCTTCTAACAATAGTTTCTTTTGGGGTTATGGTTACTGAGCTGTTCCCATTCTTATGGGCTTCCGTGTTACTTGCGATAACATGGAGGTCTTTTTCGATTGCCCATAATACGCGTACTAGTTGCTTTAGTGTTTTTGTCATATTTGCTTTGCCTCCTATGCTGGCTGTTCATTTAAGTAAAGGTCGCTCATACCAAGCATGTCCGCTGCTTGTGCTAAAGCGTCATAGTTCGTCGCTTGAACTTCACTAACTGTGCTAGGCTCCCACTTACCACCGTTAACCCGAGATTTAAGGTTGGGGTTCAATGTCGTATCGTTATACTCAAGCAAGAATTTCAGTGCTTCACGTACATTTTCAAATTCCATTGTTTTACCTCCTACGCTGGCTCTTTGTCTAATCGAAGTGACGTCTGCCGAATAATCGTCTTAGTTGCTGTAGACGGCTCCCAGTCGTTGATGAAGTCCATTACCATCTGGTAGTCCTTCTTGCGTAGCATTGACCGAGCACTCACGTTAGCAATCTTCTTGATGCCACCGTTAATGTCTTTAAACAGCTCGCCACGCTGTTTCTGTGTGATATGCCCATAACTGTGAGCCACTTCTGACACCCGTTGATTAACCCGGCGACCAAGTGCGCTATATTCAGGATTAGGAATAACTTGGTTCTCTTTGAGGTCTTTCACATCGCCCTCTACACTGTCTAGGCGCTGATTAGTTTCCTCATTGGCTTGCAGTGCCAATCTGGCAATCTCTCGTGGCGATGTTGGTAGCGCAAACTGTTTCGGGTTAAAGTAGTTTTCTTCCAGCTCATCAAACATGTCCCAAGCTTGATCAGTTCCAAGCATTTTTGAATGCCGGCTAGCACCACGTTTTGTCCAAAGAATTAGTGTTTTGGCGTTCTTCCCAACAAGGTCGAAAATTTCGACCCTGTCTTTGAACTCTTTTAGAGTTTCCCCTGTCAATTGGTAAAAATGTTTTCCCTTGACAAATTTGCTACGATTGTTGGCAAAATTTTGCTTAATACGTTGAGACGTTGTTCCATAAAACTCAGCTAACTGTTCAGTGGTTAAAATTAGATCTCCGTTAAATTTAACTTGTTGTACTTCTTGCATGTGAATCATTCCTTTCATTGAATTCCTAAAATTTTGGCCATTTGTGACCGAATCCGTCTTGACTTGGGTTCGTTACCACCTTTGATTGCATGGTTAACTTGTGACGGTGTGACCTTTTCGGACTTAGTGGTAAGCATTTCAGCCATTTCTTTTTGAGAAATTTTGTGGCGGCTCAATGCAGTTTTGTATTTAATTTCAATTTCCAATGCGACATCTTCGATTGTTTGTTCTGGCATTTTTACTCCTCCTTTACATAATTTATTAATGAATAAGTTTATCCATTCTGTTATAATTGGTGTGCTTATTAGAATTGCCCAATTGAATAGTAATATTCAACTCGAATCGGGTGAATTCAAGGAAAGCCTAAACCACTGTTGGCAAGGCAACCCTGAGCCAAGTGCAACGTGTCTCAAAGAGTTGTGAAGGTGCAACGCATAGATGGTGACTGACATCAATAATCCATCCACGAGCGCCCGACGGCCTTATTAGGTCGAAAAGATATGCTGAGCTAGCTAAAAATAGTTAGAAGCTAGAGATAAAAAACTTTAGCGATAACATTACTGAGTGCTCCAACCGTTCCAACTAGTTTTTCTAAGATGATTTCCGGTGCAACAGTAATTCCGGACTCAATTGTTGGCAATTTGAAAGGTCGTGGTTTTATGAAGGGCATGGATAAAGCCACAGTACTTTCAAAGCGTAACCAAGATGTTCTAGCAGGATTCGAAAAAGCAACTGGTAAATAGCTAATAAGCACAAGTCGTCTAGTTGGACGGCTTTTTTTCATCCCCTTTCGTAATTTATTCATCAAGTTATTGACTTTAATTAAACTATAGTTTAATATTAAGGCGTATTAAATAAGCAATTCAAAACCTACTACTACCGCAATTCCTCGCCAAAGTTATTGTTTTGATAGATGTGTATTTTTTGTTGCTTAATTACTTGATGAACTAATAATACAACTATAGTTTAATAATTGCAACATTTTTATAACTAAAGTTTATTTGTTGTTCATCAAACATGGGAGAAATACCATTATGACAATGTTTGATAGAATAAAAGAAATTTCTAAAAAGAGAGGGTTAACCCTTGCCCAATTAAACGAAAAAGTGGGATTTAAACAGAATGTTATTTATTCGTGGAAAACAAAAACACCTTCTGTCGACAAGGTCAAAGCCGTAGCCGATGTTTTAAATGTTTCTGTTGATTACTTATTAGGCAAAACGGATGACAATTCTACTTCAATGAAGCCCAAACAAGTTGATATTGCTGATGATGATGTCATTATGACATTTGAAGGTAAGCCAATACCTCCTGAAGACTTAGAATTGATGAAACGTCTTTTGAGAGGTGGTAGAAATAATGATTGACTATTTTAGAGAGGTGTTAGACTACGTATTCGATCACGGAATTGGAATCACTTTGTGTGGTGATTTTTCTTCACACACCCCATCTGGGTCAAATCCTCATAACAGGCAAATAGTAATTAATACGAAATGGTACAAGCAACGTCAACTGCCGTATATAACTGCACATGAAGCCTCACATGTGTTGAACCAAGATTCTGGGGTATTATATTACAGTGGAACTGCCAAAACCCCAATTGAGGCTAAGGCTAACCGCGGAGCTATTGATATATTGATTCCTATTTATTTTCAAGATATGGAAAGAGAATTTGCAGATCCATACACTTTTATGGAGGAATTCGAAGTTCCATCGTTCATGGAAGATTATGTAATCAGCAAAATTAGAGAGTATTATGTTGATTAGCTAACTATAGACCAGATACGGATGTCGGTAAAAGCTGAAATTCTATTTTTTGGAGGAATTTGTTGTGGAAACATTAGGGGTATTGTCTTTTTTAGTATTTTTAATAGCAATTGTACTATTTATTGTGTCAACAATTGGATGGATTTTTAAGAAAGCTAAAGGCAAAGAACTAAGCAAATGGAAAAAGACGTCTATATATTCAATCGTTGTAGTGTTTCTTTCTTTTGCACTGCTATTATTTGCTGGAATAA